CGATGCAGCCACCTCCTAATTACTTTCGAGGTCAGACACGTTTCTTTGATGTGACTTTAGGCGGTTGTGTTGTACTGAGGGCTGAACAATAAAAAAATAACAGTTCTTTGATATGTTGAATTAAAGATTATTTCTTATCTTTGTAATGGTATTACAGCCAAACAGTATGGATAAGAAATTAAATAATGCTCTTCTGTTCTCCGGTGCAATCACTGGTCTGAACAACCATGCTGTATTGGCTGTAACGCCGGAGACAGAGGAGTTCTTTCATATCTCTCCGGCACTGATTACATCGAGTGCGAACAAAAGAGGAGGAGTCAGAAAATCCGTGATTACAAACAACAGTGCGGGCAACTTTAATTCAAGACCCGTGACCAGCAGACCTGAAGGGGGTGTAACTCACGACGCTAAATCCGTAAATGCTGATAATCGGTACTTGCTAAACAACAAGTCTGGGGCGAAATGATTTGATGGCTCAGTTTTAAAGTAATCTTTAATTCAACTTTCAGGGGGCTGCTGGGATAAGGAATCATTATTGACTAAACCATAATCATCATGAAAAACGTAAAAATCACGAACAGAGAAAGCCCGTACTTTCAGAAGAAAGGACTGGCGACGAAAACCGCAGACGGAAAGTATCTTTGCGTGTACTTTGACGGGCAACCGTCGTTTCAGATATTCAATTCTGATGAAGTGGATACTGTCGGCCCTGCTACAGTGTACGAATCAACCTGGTTAGCCTACAATCTTATAAGCGGTCCAAGCTTCCCCGTTCATTCGCTTGTGAACCGTGTGCGGTCAATCTGCGAGCGTCCGGCACTGATGGACGGGACAATCCTTCGCCGGTTGCGTGAGGTTCGTGAGGACGGCAGGATTAACTACGAAGTTGAGGACAATCAGAGATCAATATACCGGAAGCTATGAGTGAAATCTATTTGAACGAGGTGCAGATCGCTATGGTCAAAAAAGCTATTGCAGACGGCAAAAAGTGCCTGATAATCTCTGACCTGATGATAAACATCTTCGGGGCGGAGATTGAAGTGACCAACGCACATACGGGAGACGTGATGAAGGTAATGAACCTGGACATAAATAAATGAGTTAGTATGAAAGTAGAGGGATTGAAAATTGAGGGTAAGATGCTATCGCACATGGCATTTGACACTGCACACATAATGAAACATGAGCTAACTATTATTGCCCCAGGTAATCTTATAAATGGGCGTAAATTTTATCGTGAAGTGATAACCAAAAAACGCAAGGGTTCTATTGGTGGATTCGGCAAATCAGAGACGATATTTTATTTTGATGCGGATAGCTCCACGTATAAAACCATTGAAGAATTATTAACCTCAATAGGCATTGAGCCATGACCCTCTGTGACCGATACCTCCAATGGTGCAAGCTCCGGGCAAGAAAGCGCAGGGACTATAAGGCCTAATTTCGGATTGTGGGACTGATTGCCAAAAGGGAAGCAGACAAAGAAGTTAAAGAAAGATTGAAGAAATGATTGAAAAGGTATTTTTCAAGGAACCCAAAGAACCCAACACCTGATGAAATACCTCAATTACATATTATCTCAGAATCCTATCCAACCGGAGAACTTTATCTCCGATAAAAGGGGATTGAAAGAGTTAACGATAATAGTGGTATTACCAGCTTCGGTCGTGGGGCTTGTTTTTTTGGCTGTATTGATACCAGGGGCAGCAGGCATGGACTTGTATCGTTTTGGGAAGTTAATCGCTCTGAGGCGAGAAAAACGGGCAAAATTGCGAAAATATGCCACTGCTGTAATCATTTCTCTGGGTCATGAGCCGACAAAGGATAAAATTAACCTATTAATAGCGACATGAAAGTATCAGAAGAAATACAAGCGAGGGCAGATAAAATGGCTGCACTTGCCGAAGCTATTAAATACGTTGAAGCACAGGAATTGAACGGTCAGGGGCGACGGCTTATTCACCTATTGCTTGTAACTTATTCTGATTTGACTGCTGCACAGTGTTCAGTTATCTCAGGTTATAGTTTTCCGGAAGCTGGGCGACGGGCTGCTAATACGGCACGTAGGCTGACTGGCAGTGATTGGGATATGAATAAAATATGGAATGAGGCGGTAAAAATTATTCACAAAAAATCATAATACTGACATTTATCATATTATTTGAGATTTTCATAACTTAAATTTACATCATGAGAACATTAGCACAGATATTAGCCGACGAAGCGGACCAGATTATAAAGTCTGCCGAAGTCATTAAGAAACTTATTGAGGTTTCAAAGGAATCAGGAATGTATTGGCCGAAGATTGATGAAGAAACCGGAGCAATGGAAGGAACTGAGATCATTGACGGCAAAAGATACCGGACAGTTGATGCGACTAACGGTTGTGTGGGGTGTATTTTCAACGGTGCCGACGGGTGCAACAAACCCGCCGTAAAATGTTACGGGCATCAGCGCACAGATCGCAGGAGTGTAATCTTTAAATACTTATAAAATGTCACACTTTACAAAGCAGAAAGCAATCGAACGTGCAGACCGCGCCCGCGAAATCATCCATGAACTTATGGAGTGTGACACTGAGCAGGAATTTAACTCCGTTGTCGAAATCTACCGAAAAGATATCATTGACCTGAAACTTGAGCATTATGTTGCAGGTGCTATCAAACGCATCAAGGCAGTAGAAATAAACAAATCATTTGAAAACAAAAACTGAACATCATGAACCTACCAAATAGCATGACAATCGGAAGTTACGACAAGTACCTTGAAAGCAAAGGACACTTCAGCGATACAGACCCCAAGGAACTTGCCGCTGAGATTGAAAAGAACTGGAATCAGTACGAGTGGGAAAGGGGCGACACCCTTGACGCCGACCCGGAAGAAAGAGAAGAGTATTGCGTGATGACCTGCGAGGTGGAGGGATTCACCTTTGAGGGAACCGGAACTTACTCCTGCGGTGAATTGATCCTTATTGATAGTGTAGAACCAAAGTAATGGAAAGCGAATATATCAAAGGGTTCACGCCCGTAAAAGTTGATAGAGATTATTATTCACTTGAAGAATTTATCTCATACTCCGGATTGAAGAATCTGAAAAAGTCACCGGCGCATTATCGTCAGTACAAAGATGAACCACTGGATGTGGAAACCGATGCGATGGCATTTGGTTCAGCCTATCATACGTTCATCTTAGAGCCTGAGAAGTTTGAGCAGAATTATTATGTATTTGATGATGACGCAATATACCAAGTGCTGATTGGTGAAGGTTTTAAATCCCCCCGTTCTACGAAGCAATACAAAGAGTGGGCAGAGAGCGAGATGCGACTGATAGGAGATCGTAAGACAATAGAGAAGTCAGACTTTCAAAAGATCAAAGACATGAAGGATAAACTCATGTCGCATTACTATTGTCGTGCGCTTCTTTCGGGTGGCGAGGCTGAATATTCAATCACCGGCACACTTCAGACCAGCGAGGGCGACATAAATCTGAAAGCTCGCCCAGACTATGTAAAGGCAAACAAGCACTTCATCATTGATTTGAAGACAACGTTTGACGCTTCAGAGGACGGGTTCACCCGGGCCGCCGCTGACAACGATTATCATATTCAGGCTGCTCTTTATTCTGACCTGATGGAGATGATAACGGGCGATAGCCGTGGGTGGTCATTCTTTTTTATTGCACAGGAAAAGCGTAAACCGTATGCTTTTAATATCTTTGAAGCATCACCTCAGTTCATTGGTCAGGGCCGGTATGAGTATGAACAACTGCTGAAACTTTATAAGATGTGCGTTGATGAAAATCGCTGGCCTGGATATCAGGTATTTTGTGAGTGGAAGTCAGGCAACATTGAACTGAACCTGCCGAAGTGGGCAGTGAAAGAGATTGTATTCTATAATCATAAAATCTGAAACTATGAGTGAAACAACACCGGCAGTGAGAAATCTGCCAAGTTATGACCAGTTGGTTGCAGGTGATCTTGACCTAAAGAACCAACAGAACGAAGTAAATATACTTCTGAATCAGGAACCGCCGAAGCCCTGGTTGAAGGAACATCCAATGGCAAAGGGTATAAAGTACCTTCCCATTGAGAGAGTTGAATATATGCTGACCCGTATATTCAAAAAGTGGAACGTCGAGATCAGGCAGGTGCAGGTTATCGCTAATTCTGTCGTGGTAACTATCCGGCTTTACTATCAGGATGTTCTCTCAAATGAAATGCTTTGGCAGGACGGCATCGGGGCTTCACCGATTCAGACCGATAAGGGAGCCGGAGCAATGGACTGGAATCACACGAAGAATGACGCAGTAATGAAAGCTGCTCCGGCGGCTGAGAGTTATGCCGTTAAAGATGCTGCTGAGAAGATCGGTAAACTGTTTGGCAAAGACATGAACCGTGCCGATAAAATAATGTATGATACACTTCCGACTATTGAGAAAAAAGATAAGTTGGAGGAATTAGATAATGAACTTAATAACGAAAACAATGAGTAACATTTCAGGTAAACTAAATTTGATGCAGTTAAAGGCTGCAATCAGGCGCATGGATGGACAGAATGGCCCCGTTAATTGTGTGGTAATTCCCATTGAGGCTAATCATTTATTTCAAGGCGATAAGGGCATCTATCTTGATCTTATTGCTTTTGAAAGTAAAACCAAAAATGATGCTATAAAAGACACTCATTTAGTTAAGCAATCTCTTCCAAAGGAGATACTTGATGCAATGACTGAAGATGAAAAAAGGAGCCAGCCTATTCTTGGCAATCTCCGGGTATGGGGTGAATACCAGGAACCGGCCCCGCAGTCAGACATGACCGTTCAGGATGAAATAAGCGGATTGCCCTTCTAATGAAAGACACTGAGTTTAAAAAGATTTGCGAGTTCACTGTAACTGGAGGTGGAATGTTGCCGTTCAATCAAAATGCAGTTGAACTGATTGACATGACTACCTCCGGTGAGGTGATTTCAATGATTGAAGTCAGTAGCCGTGATGTTAATTTTCATCGTGCGTACTTTTCATTGATAGGGTACATTTACGACTGGCTTCCGAAGTCGTTCAAATCAAAGATGACAAAGGATAAATTTTATGTTTTCCTGAAACATCTTCGCGGTGATTATGATGTTATTTTTGAATTTAAGGACGGCACCAAGTTCATTGAGTACCGTAGCATCTCTTTCGGCCGGATGTCACAGAAAACCTTTGAAGCCTATGTACGGGAGCAGCTTCCGTTCATCTACGGGGAGGTGATCCAGGTGCTGTATCCTGATAAGGCTACCAGCGACCGGATCATTGCAGCCATCGAGGACGAGTTTAAAAAATTCCTGGCAAAGCTATGACACCACACGCAAAGGTTTACTTCCGGCATTTCGGCTTCGGCATAGATGACTTCGTACCGTGTGAAATGTGCGGCAAAAAAGCCGTGGATATTCATCACATCCGAGGCCGTGGCAAGGGCAAGAATGTTATCAGCAACCTCATGTCGCTCTGCCGTGATTGTCATCGCAAGGCTCATGAGAAACTTCATCCTGACGTCATGCAGGCCATACATGACAGATATCTCAATGGACAAACTAACTATTAAAACAGCCGCCTACCCCTGCCGGTGCTTTCTCTGTGATGTCAAAATCGCAAGAGGCGAGGCGCACGTTGTGAAAGAAGGCTACATCATGTGCCTGAACTGCGGGCTACCGGCAAGGAGGCTGCGGCCAGTAAATAAACCGGCAAATGTCAATCAAAGATAACTGGCTCCAGTGGCGCAAGCGGCGGGCCATAAAGAGACGTGACCACGTGGCTTACTTCCGGCTCGTGTCAAAAATTGCAAAGCGTGAAGCTCTAAAAATGGTAAATGAAAAAATGAGCAAATGATTGAACTGAACGCAATATACAACTCCGATTGCCTGACTTTTTTAAAAAGCCTGCCGGATAATTATATCAACTGCTGCGTAACGTCACCTCCCTACTATGGCCTGCGTGACTACGGAGTTGATGGGCAGATAGGACTTGAAGAAACACCGGAAGCCTATGTTGAAAAGATGGTTGCCGTGTTCCGTGAAGTGCGGCGTGTGCTGAAAGATGACGGGACGCTGTGGCTAAACTTAGGGGATAGTTATTCTTCTCACAAAGACTGTAAAAGCATTGGTCAGACGATTGCATCGGGCACAAGCCGTGAACACGCACACGAAATGGAATTAGGGAAGAGCCGCGTGCGTGATAGCAAAATGTTAAAATCTCAGGGTTATAAAAACAAAGACCTTATAGGCATCCCGTGGATGGTTGCCTTTGCCCTTCGTGCCGACGGGTGGTATCTGAGGCAGGACATTATTTGGCACAAGCCGAATCCCATGCCTGAAAGCGTGACAGACCGATGCACAAAGGCACATGAGTACGTATTTCTCATGAGTAAGTCGGCAAGGTATTACTACGATGCGGATGCGATAAAAACTGATGTTGCAAAAGAATCGGTAAAAAGGTTACTGCAAAATATTGAGGCGCAAAAAGGATCTGATAGGGTGCCGGGGAAATCGAATGGCAATATGAAAGCCGTGGTCGGGAACTTCGGGGGTAAAAAAGGGCGTGAAACCCATATAGAGAAAGGGGATCCTAATTATAGAAATGGGCATGAACAATATGGACGGCCGTATCATGCAACCATGAAGGCAAATAAGAAAAGCGTTTGGGTTGTACCTACAATGCCATTCAGCGAGGCCCATTTTGCCACCTTTCCTGAAGATTTAATAGTACCCTGTATTAAGGCGGGATGCCCTGAAGAGGGAATCGTTTTAGATCCTTTTATGGGCGCAGGAACAACGGCACTTGTGGCCCATAAACTGAATCGGAATTATATCGGCAGCGAACTAAATCCTGAATACTGCGAAATAGCAGAGAAAAGATTATTGCCCTATAAGTTACAGCAAAAGCTATTCTAATGACCTACTTCCGCCTCCTTCTCGCCAATGCCCGGTTAGAGCGCAGCAACGCCCGCCTGATGGCCAAATTAATCATCCAGCAGATAGAGCTTGAGGACATTGCCCGTGACCCTAACAGCGACAGGGCAAAAGAGATAATTGCCAAGTACAAGATGAAGATTGAGCAGCGGAAAGAACAGGACCTTGCGGAACAAAATTAAAGCGTCCCTGTAAATAAATACAACTTTGCTTGCATTTGATAAAACGGAGTAGTATATTTGCTTGTCAACTTAATAGAGCTACAATGAGATTTTCTGAAGTATCATCGATAATCATAGCCCCCGCCTGGGGACAAATGCCGGAAAGGTTGTTGACGGGTAGCTCTGTCCCTTCCGGTTTTTTGTTTTCGGTGGGGGCTTTAAACTTATACAGCTATGAATAAAGTTATTACACCGGAAGAAGGATTTAATCTAAGACTTACACCAATGTATGATGGCCAAAAAGTCGCATATATGACCATTGAGGTTGAGTCTGATGTAAACGATCCGGTCCGGCATGAGATCATTTTAAGAGGCGAAGATATTGTTGCACTTCGCGATTATCTGCTATCTCTCTCAATCTGCGATGATGGAAAGTAACGACGCCGAGTTCGCGCGGAATTTCCGCTTTCAGTTTTATGACATAAGAAATAAGTGAGATGGCTTTACGAGATCAACCATATCTGCCGCTATATGTTCAGGACTATCTAACAGACGAGAAACTGAGCATGTGTTCATGGGCCACCCAGGGGGTTTATATTAAACTTCTATGTGTCCTTCATAAATCAGATCCGTACGGGACAATTTTGCTAAAGCAAAACGACAAGCAAGTGCCTGACGTTTGCTTGAATTTTGCTTCAAAGATAATGCGACTGATGCCGATAGAGAAGGATGTTCTTGTAAGTGCGCTCAATGAGTTGCTTAATGAAGGATGTTTAAAAATTGAAGGGGATAAGTTATTTCAAAAGAGAATGATACGTGATAATGAGCTTAGTATAAAACGCTCAGAAGCCGGAAGGGAGGGAGGTAAAAAAACACAATTTGCTAAAGCAAATGCTAAAGCAAAAAGCGAAGCAAACCCTGAATATGAAGATGAACATGAAATTGATTATGAAAATATAGTAGGGTTATATCATGAATTGTGTCCAAAAATGCAAAAGGTTTTGGTATTGAATAAAACCAGGAAAGGACATATAAACGCCCGGTTTTCAGAATTCGGTTTATCAAAGATAACAGAGGTATTACGATTTGCCGGGGAAAGTGATTTTTTAAATGGAAAGAATGACCGGGCATGGAAGGCCGACTTTGAGTGGATAATGCGCCCAGAAAACTTTATTAAGATTCTTGAGGGCAAGTATCAGAATAAAACCGTCGAAAGACAATTGGCAATATGAAAATAAAATCAACAGTCACTTCGGCATTGTATGAATTCAATCCTACCGGAAGGGGCGACGAAGAAAGAAGTACCTGCCCGGAGTGTTCTCACTTGCGGAAAAAGAAAGCAGACAAATGCCTGGCGTGGAACAATATTGATAAAATAGGCTATTGCCATAACTGCACGGCATCTTTCTATGTTTATAATCCAGTCGAGGCAAAACAATACATTGTACCTGAGTGGAAAAATATTACCAGCTTATCAGATCATGCCGTAAGGTGGTTCACTGGGCGGATGATCTCCCAGGATACGCTGGTGAAGATGAAGATTTACACGGCAACAGAATGGATGCCTACTCGAAACGAAAATTGCGAGGCAATATGTTTCCCGTATTTCTTTCAGGAGAAACTTTATAATATCAAATTCAGGGGCCCCGAAAAGTCATTTAAGATGTTTTCTGGAGCTGAGTTGATTTTTTATAATCAGGATGCACTCCTGAATTTTGAGGATATAATCATTGTCGAGGGGGAGATCGATGCACTAAGTTTTGTTGAATGTGGATTCGATAATGTCATTTCTGTACCTAATGGCGCCGGGAGTAAACTTGAATATCTTGACGTTTATTATGGCTTATTTGAGAATGTAAAGAAGATATTTATCGCAGTTGATCAAGATACAAAGGGCATTGAATTAAGGGATGAACTTGCCCGGAGGCTGGGACCGGAAAGATGTTTAATAGTAAATTTCAAGGATTGTAAAGACGCAAATGCGTTTCTATGCAAGTATGGTGGTGTTGAATTCCCTTCCCTACTTAAAGATGCGAGGTATGTTCCAGTAAAAGGCATCATTCACGCTGAACACATCAGTACAGACATTCAGTCGCTATATGAGCAAGGAGTGCCTCCGGGTAAGATGCTTGGCGAATCATATGATGAGTATGTTACATGGGAAACCGGCCGATTGGCTATTGTAACCGGAATTCCATCATCGGGCAAGTCGGAATTCATAGATCATTTAGTGGTGAAAATGAGTATTTGCCACGGGTGGAAAGCTGCGTATTTCACGCCGGAAAACTATCCGTTAAAATATCATTACTCAAAATTATTTGAAAAGATTATTGGCAAGCGGTTTAGCAGGGCGGCGTCTTCGGATCTTGATTATGAAATGGCGTTTGAGTATATAAACAATAATTTCTTCTATATCCTGAATGAAGACGATTTCACGGTTGATAGCGTACTGAATGCCGCAAAGGTGTTGGTCAGGAGTAAGGGAATAAAAGTGCTTGTCATTGACCCGTACAATAGGTTGGAACACCAATACAAGGATTCGGAAACACAATACATCAGCCGGTTTCTTGACAAGCTGACATCGTTTGCCAGAATGAATGATGTGCTGGTTATTCTTGTGGCACACCCTCGCAAAATGGACCGTGATAACGCTGGCAAAT